GCCACGGCCACCGTGTGTGCGGGCGTCGTCGAGATCCTCGGGGGCACCCCCATTGAGGTCGAGCGGGCCCGCCGGCTGGTGCTTTCCGGCGGCGTCCACCACGCGGCCATTGGCGGGCTCCTGGTGGAGATTTGCAAGGGCCGCCCCACCGGCGAGGACATGACGGAGTACTTCAACGGCATTGAGTGCCTCTTCGACCTGTTTCTCGCCCTGTACATGCTCGCCCCCCACCTCGCCTTGGACTTCTTCCGACACGTGTCAGCGGTCATCTACGGGGACGACCATGTGTTTTGCGTCTCGAAGGTGGCGCGCCCCGTGTACACCTCCGCCAACGTCGCGCGGGTCTTGTCGCAGTTCGGCACCGGGTACACACCCGCGTCCAAGAAGATGGAGGACCTTCGCGCCCGACCGATCAATGAGCTGACGTTCTTGCAGCGGGGTTTCATTGAGCGCGACGGATTGCTCGCGGCGCCCTTGCCGCTCCAGCGCATCATGAAGTCGTTGGCTCTCACCCGGTTGTCGTCGAGCGTGAGTGCGAAGGACATGGTCTCGATCCTCGTTGACGTGGCTCGGCGCGAGCTCGCCATGCACCCACCCTCGGAGTGGGAGAAGTTTGAGAACGCGTTGCCGCGCACCCTTGAGACGGAGTTCGGCACCTTCACGCCGCCGGCAACCAGCATCGAGGCTTACTACGACAAATGGCGTGCGGGGGCGCTGCAGACCCCAGAGGCGGGGGGGCAGAAGGTACCGGGGAGCGACGGCGACCCGTTGTTGGCGTGGGTCGGAGCCAACATCTCTCCGACTTCCATGGTCGTCAACGCGGACGCCGGCTCGGTGGCGGAGCAGTCAACGACCAAGGTGGAGAATTTGGCCGTGGCGGCCGTGGCGCCGATCCCCCCTCAGGTGCGCGTCCCCTCCGATGGGTTGTGGCGGGACTTCCTCCAGCGGCCGGTCGTGATTGACACCTGGCCAGTTCGGCACTCTGGCGTGGGCCCGAACAGCTCGATGGGGTACAGCCCGTTCTTCCAGTACTGCAACAAAGACTTTGTGGCGCGCGCGCTTTCCAGCGTACGGTTCGCTGGGGACGTCAAACTGTTGCTGGACTACTCCGTCAGTGGGACGTCCATGCACTACAGGG